GAGAAAGATAAAAGCTTGGGATAACAACTAAAATCAAGAAAAACACTAATTAACATATATTTATTAATAAAAACGTTATGGATACAAAATCATTATTAGACCAGTATTTGTCAAAAGACACTAGAATTACTGAAAAAGATGCGGGTAACGGTTACAAAGAAGTTTGTGATTTGGACACAGGTGACTGTTATACTGTTAGAATGAGAGACGGCCTTATTGAAAGAGTGGACAACACAATGCAATTAAACAGAACGTTGAAGGTTGAAACTCCACAAGGTGTGAAAACTCTTCTAAACGGTTAAAAAAATATAGTTATGTCAATAGATAAAAAAATATTAAGTGAAATTGAAAGATACAGAAAAATTAACGGTTATCTTTCAGAACAAGAAGAACCAGTAGACCCAGCAGTTGAACCTGAAGCTGATTTAGCGGCAGAACCTGAGACTGATTTAGGTGGTGAGTCTGAACCTGTAGATGTTGAATCTGACCCAGATGTTGAGGTTGTTGATGAACCAGGTTCTGAAGAAGTTGAAGTAAGTGACACTGAAGAAGGTGGTACTGAAGAATTAGATATTACTGATTTGGTTACAACTCAGAAAGATATGTCTGAAAAACAAGAAGAATATATGGAGACTATGATGGATAGGTTAGAAGATTTAACAAGTAAACTATCTGACATGGACCAAATTTTACAAAAGATTAACGACTTAGAAAACAAAGTTGAGAAGTACCGTCAAAAATCACCTGAAGAAAAATTACAACTGAGAAGTTTAGATAGTTATCCTTACAATCAGAAACTAACAGATTTCTTTATGGATAAAGGTGAGGAAATGGAAAGAAGCGGTAAAAATGAATATGTATTAACTTCTGATGAGGTTGAAAACTATTCAGACGGGGACATCAAAAAATCTTTCGACGCTCCGTTTGAAGATGATGAAATGTAATTGACAAACACAAAAATATAGACTATAATAAGACCACACTTTGTGGTCTTTTTTATTTTATAACCATTTGACTAAACTGACTAATGTGTTATATTTAAAAGAGAGTAATAAGAATAAATTTTTAAAAGAGTAAAAAGAGAAAAACATGGCAAATGCATTAGACGCAGTCCTTGCTCAGTATGAGAAAAATACTGCAAAGACAAACAACGGAAACCAGTCAATGTCTCAAGAAGACAGACTAAAACGTTACTTCACAACGTATCTACCTAAAGGTACTAAATCAGGACAAAAAAGAGTTCGTATCCTACCAACACCTGACGGTTCTTCACCATTTAAAGAGGTATGGTACCACGAGGTACAAATCGATGGTAAGTGGACTAAATTGTACGACCCAGGTAAGAATGATGGTGAGCGTTCACCACTTACTGAAGTGTACGAAGAATTGATGTCTACAGGTAAAGAGTCAGACAAAGAATTGGCACGTCAGTACCGTCCACGTAAGTTCTACATCGTAAAACTTATTGACCGTGAGAATGAAGACCACGGACCTAAGTTTTGGAGATTCAAGGACAACTACAAACAAGAAGGTATTTTGGACAAAATCATTCCAATTTGGAAAGCGAAGGGTGATGTTACAGATGCTAATGAAGGTAGAGATTTAATTATTGAACTTTCAAAAGCTAAAACACCAAAAGGTATCGAATACACAGTAGTTCAAACAGTTATGTATGACGACCCTTGTGCAATTCACGAAGATTCAGACCAAATGAAAGAATGGATGGAAGATGAGTTGACATGGCAAGACGTATACGCTCAAAAACCTGTTGAGTATTTGGAGGCAATCGCAAGAGGTGAAACACCTGTTTGGGATAGTGAGTTGAAAAAGTACGTATACGGTGAGGAGTCAGAAATGTCTATCGGTGGTTCAACTAATACAGTATCAGAAGAAACTGTTGACCCACAATCTGAGATGGAAGTTGATGACGACCTACCATTCTAAGAAACACTAATACGATGATGCGGGTATATACCCGCATCATCTTTTTAATTTAAAGAAATATGGCAATAAAGAAAAAAGATTTTAGTAGTATTAAGAAGAAGTTCTCTACTTCTGCAAAATACAAACCCCAAAGGTTTTTTGACTTAGGGGAACAATTCTTGGATGCTGTTGGTGTTCCTGGCCCTGCTATTGGTCACTTGAATATGTTCTTAGGTCACAGTGATACAGGTAAGACAACTGCTTTAGTTAAAACTGCGGTTGACGCACAAAAGAAGGGTATCCTTCCTGTGTTTATCATCACTGAACAAAAATGGTCTTTTGAACACGCACAACTTATGGGTTTTGAGTGTGAAGAAGTCGTTGACGAAGAAACGGGTGAATTGGATTGGGATGGATTCTTTATTTTCAATAACAATTTTGATTACATTGAACAAATCACAGATTACATTAATGACTTATTAGATGCACAATCAAAAGGTGAATTAGATTATTCACTGTTATTCTTGTGGGATTCTGTAGGTTCAGTTCCTTGTAAAATGACTTTTGATGGTAAAGGTGGTAAACAACACAACGCAGCAACATTGGCTGATAAAATTGGTATGGGTATCAATCAACGTATTTCAGGTTCTCGTAAAGCGGACTCAAAATACGAAAACACATTGGTTATTGTTAACCAACCGTGGGTTGAACTTCCCGACAATCCATTCGGTCAACCAAAGATTAAAGCTAAAGGTGGTGAGTCAATTTGGTTAAACTCATCTTTGGTATTTTTATTTGGTAATCAGAAAAATGCAGGGACAAACAAAATCACCGCAGTCAAAGACAAGAGAAAAGTAAAATTCGCAACACGTACAAAGATATCTGTTATGAAAAACCATATTAATGGTTTGGGTTATGAAGATGGTAAAATCATTGTAACTCCTCACGGATTTTTGGCGGGTAAAGAATCTACTGAAGAAAAGAAATCGATTGAAGCTTATAAGAGTGAACAATCGGAATATTGGAAAGAGGTCATCGGTACTGATGGTGACTTCAAATTGGAAGAAGAAAAAGAAGTGTAACCTTTTAACACGATAAAAGTGGTTAAAACATTATTAGTTGACGGAAATAATTTATTCAAAATAGGTTTTCACGGTGTTAGAGAATTCTACCACGAAGGAAGACATATTGGAGGTATCTATCATTTTGTCAATACAATCAGAAGGTTCTTATCTGAACAAAACTATGATAAAGTAATCGTCTTTTGGGATGGAGAAAACAACTCCTCCCAAAGACGACTTATTTTTCCTGACTACAAACAAAACAGAAAACAAACTTTAAACGAATCTAAAAGAGAATCATTCGAATGGCAAGTCCAACGAGTGAAGACTTATTTGGAGGAAATGTTTGTGCGTCAAATTTGTATAGATGATACCGAAAGTGATGATTTAATTGCCTATTATTGTCAAATATCAGAAGATGAATACAAAACTATTTTTTCTTCAGATAAAGACCTTACACAACTTATCTCGGATAAAGTAGAGGTGTACCAACCCATGAAGAAGATAACCCTTAAAAACGGAGATATGGTACCTCTAAAAGAAATCTCAATCCCACATCAGAATATATCAACATTCAAAATTATATCAGGTGATAAATCTGATAATATTGATGGTATTCAGTATATGGGGGAAAAGACTTTTGTTAAGTTATTTCCTGAGATAGTTGACAATACGGTCACAGTTGATGATATTAAACAACGTGCTGAGGAATTACACAAAACCGACAAAGATAATCGAGCACTACAAAACCTTTTATCTGGTAAAACAAGAAAAGGGGTTTATGGTGAAGAATTTTTTGTTATTAACAAAAAACTCGTAGATTTGTCACAACCATTGCTAACAGAAGAGTCAAAGGAGACTATTGAACTTTACCACACAGAAAACTTAGACCCTGACGGTAGAGGATATAAGAACCTAATGAGGATGATGATGAGTGATGGAATTTTTAAGTACCTACCTAAACATGACAATGCTTGGGTAGAATTTTTAACACCCTTTATGAAATTAACACGTAAAGAAAAAAGAAGATTTAAAAACAAAAAAAGAAAATTATGAAAGAAAAGAGTGACATTACAAAACTAGAATTTTTGTTAACACTTAACGAAAACATTGTAGTACAGAGATACTTCAATGTCAGAGGTTACAACCCTAAAGCAAGGGCGAGTATGGATTTACACAATTTGGTAAAATCTGTTTCGGAAAAAATTCAAAATGATTTGAAGAGAAAGGCGTTAGATTACATGAGTGAGAACGCAGAACAAATCATGGCAAATCCTGACATTTTGGACACGTCAAATACTGAAGGTCCAGAGCATTTTAACATCTATGTTAGGATTGGAGATGAGACAATTTGTCATAGAATTTGGGATGCGAAAGTTTACCCTCCGAAGACAAGATACACCGTGGACGTACGCCCACACCTAAAAAAGTTGCTTCGTGACCTGACTGACATTTTTTCATCTGAAGAATTATCTCACACTTACATGAACTATCAGTTAATTTAACCATATTTATATTCTACACACAAAGATTAAAGCTCAATAAATTATGTCAAAAGAAAAGAATTTTGGATACCTCGGAAACACATTTCAACTACAACTTCTTAACAACATTATCCTATACAAGGATTTTGCAAATTCTATTGTAGACGTTCTCGAACCAAAGTACTTTGACAATCAATATTTTAAGCTAATCATGCAGATGACTAAGGAGTATTATCAGAAGTACGAACATACTCCGTCATTTTCAACCTTAGAACAAATCACAAAGTCAGAAGTATCATCTCCGATGGCCCAAAAAATGGTCCTGGATATGATTGGGCAAGTAAAAGACGCTTCTATTGAGGGTTATCAATACGTTCAAGAAAAGTCTTTAAAGTTCTGTAAACAACAGGAATTACAGAAGGTGATGAGTAAAGCACAAAAGATTATCGATAAAGGTGATTTTGAGTCTTATGACCACTTGGAAGAGATGGTAAGAGAAGCTTTACAGGTGGGTGAAATTGATGCAGGAACTGCAGATGTATTCTTTAATTTGGATGAGGTATTGGATGATGATTTCCGTCACCCAATTCCGATGGGAATTACTGGTATAGACAACCTTCTTAAGGGAGGATTGGCAAAAGGTGAGATTG